CAAAGGTGAAATGAAGGGCGGTTCTAGCGAAGCAACTTGCTACGAACACAAGCGCATGGCTCACGTTCAAGACTCAATGTAAAGCGTGGCAGCTAGGGGTCAAAGCCCTAGCGCCACTAAACATAACAACTAAATAGGAGTTGAAATGCCTGATGGTAATTGTAGTGCTTGTAGATACTTTGCTGATTTAGGGCAAATGGGTCAATGCAGGCGTTATCCCGCTTTTGTGAATCGACACAGAAACGAAGGTTGTGGCGAATTTGCAACAACGGCTGAAGTTATTAGTTTTCCTGCTTTTACTGCAGAAGACAAGCCAAAACGTAAATATGAGAGGAAAGCAGATGCTAAAACCTCTATTTGATCGCGTAGTCGTTAAGCCTCAAGTGCGGCACATAAGCGACATTATTTACATTAACAACAAAGAACCCTTTAACGAGGGAACCGTCATTGCGGTAGGTCCTGATGTTACTGATACGCAGCCAGGCGACTTCATCAAATACGGAAATGGCGATTATTTAAATTGGCCAACCCATAGGATTGATGGTCAAGACTACCAAATCATTCAAGAAGCTGACATTTGTGCTATTGTGGAGGAAACATGAAAGAGTTAATCAATTTAAGAATTCAAGACTTGATGGCCAAAGGTCGCGAGTTGGAGCAACAAATTCACCAAATCAATGGTGCGTTGCAACAATGTCAATGGTTTTTAGCTGAACTGGAGAAAGAAGATGCCCCTAAAGAAGTCGACCAGCCCCAAAGCGTTTAAAGAAAACATCAAGACAGAAATAAAGGCAGGCAAGCCCGTTAAGCAGGCCGTGGCAATTGCTTACAGCGAAAAGCGTGAAGCTGAAAAGAAAAAGAAATGAAGCACGATAAGCCAATAGCCCACAAGACAACGGGTAAGGGTAAGACCTATAACCCAACAGAAAAGGGCGCAGGAATGACCGCTAAAGGTCGTGCTGAGTACAACGCAAAGAACGGCAGCAACCTTAAGCCGCCAGCACCAAATCCTAAGACCAAAAAGGACGAGGGCCGCAAAGCCTCATTTTGTGCGCGAATGGAAGGCGTAGTAAAGAACGCTAAGGGACCCGCTGAACGTGCAAAAGCATCATTAAAGAACTGGAATTGTTAACATGGCTACTAAACCTGGACTTTACGCAAACATCCACGCCAAGCAAGAACGCATTGAGCGTGAAAAGAAAGAAGGTAAGCCCGTGGAAAAGATGAGAACGCCTGGCAGTAAAGGCGCACCCACTGCCAAAGCATTTAAGGAATCGGCTAAGACCGCAAAGAAATGACCGAAGAAAAGCGCCCAGTTGGCAGACCAACCAAGTACGACCCTGCTTTCTGTGAGCAAGTCGTAGAGCTTGGCCGCATCGGTAAATCAATTGAACAGATAGCCGCAAATTTAGGGGTTTCTACTAGGGTCTTATTCGATTGGAGAGATAAGCACGAGAATTTTCTGCACGCCTTGGAATATGCAAAGGAATTAGAGCTTGATTGGTGGGAGACAGTAGGGCAAACGCACATGATTGAAGAGAAAGAAAGCGCAAAGCTAAACGCTTCAATCTGGTCGCGGTCAATGGCTGCAAGGTTTCCTAAGAAGTATCGGGAAAGCACCAAACAAGAGATTGTTGGCGCAGAGGGCGCACCTTTGTTGGCTGGCATCCAAGTGACCTTTGTCAAGCCAAGTGAGTGAAATAAGTAACGCACAGTTTCCTGTAAAGCTGGCGTGTTTATTTGACCCGCCCAAGTCTCGATACCGCGTTTTATACGGTGGGCGAGGCGGCGCCAAGAGCTGGGGAGTAGCAAGGGCGCTGTTAATTAAGGCAGCTAAAGAACCCTTACGCATCTTATGTGCGCGGGAATTTATGACCTCTATGCGGGATTCAGTCCATAAGCTACTGACCGACCAGATCATAGATTTAGGATTGCAATCATTTTATGAAATCACTCAAGCCAGCATCCGCGGCAAAAATGGCAGTGAATTCAGCTTTGTTGGCTTAAAGAATAATGTGGCTAATGTCAAATCCTATGAGGGCGTTGACATTTGTTGGGTTGAAGAAGCGCAAACGGTAACCAGGCTAAGTTGGAACGTGCTTATTCCTACCATTCGCAAGCCCGACAGTGAGATATGGGTGACGTTTAACCCCGAGCTAGAAACAGATGAGACTTACCAGCGGTTTGTAGTCTACAAGCCTGACAACGCGGTAGTGACTAAGGTCAACTGGTCAGATAACCCTTGGTTTCCTGAAACGTTAAAGCTGGAGATGGAAAGCCTCAAAGGGCGTGACCCCGAGGCGCATAGGACGGTTTGGGAAGGTTTTTGTAGGCAGACGGTGGATGGTGCTATCTTTGCCAAAGAAGTGCAGTTTGCCGAGCTAGAGAACCGCATCACCCGCGTTCCCTACGATGCCACAAAGCCTGTACACGCGGTATTTGACTTGGGTTGGGCAGATGCTACGGCTATATGGTTTGTACAGTTTATTGGCATGGAAACCCGCTTAATACGATATATAGAAGATAACCAGCAGACAATTAGCCATTATTTAGCTGAGATGCAGAAGTTTGGTTACATCTATGACACGCTATGGTTACCACATGATGCCGAGAACAAAACGTTGGCCGCTGCTGGTCGGTCCATTGAGGAAATTGTCAGAGCAGCAGGATACAAAACGCGGATAATCCCTAAAACGCCAGTGGTTGACAGTATTAACGCAGCGCGTACTATATTTAGGTCATGTTATTTTGATAGAGAAAATTGTTATGATGGTTTACAATGTCTCAGGCACTACCGCTATGAGGTCGACCCTGACACCAAGCAGTTTAGCCGTAACCCGCTGCATGACCAGTATTCACATGGTGCAGATGCGTTTCGGTATATTGGCTTGATGATTAACGAACCGAAAGAGCGTAGGAAAGCAAAACCGCTGCCAATGTACGGCAGTCAACATTCTTGGATGGGCTGATGGACGATTACGATTCAATAATTGACGAAGCCAAAGACTTCCTTAAGTTCTGCAATGACGCAGACACGATGAACCGTCAAGAAGCGTTAGAGGACTTAAAGTTTGTCAACGGCGACCAATGGCCAGTTGAGCTGCAGAACAGCCGCAATCTTGAGTCCCGCCCGATACTTACGATCAATAAGTTAGATACTTATTGTCGCCAAGTAACCAATCAACAGCGCCAGCAACGCCCACGCATCAAGGTACACGCTACCAACACACAAGCAGACGCTAAGACCGCACAGGTTATATCGGGCTTGACTAGGCACATTGAGGTCAATAGTAATGCAGACCATGCCTACGATAACGCCTTTGATTACGCTGTCCGTATGGGCTGGGGCTATTGGCGCGTTAACACTCGCTATGTGCGGGAAGATTCGTTTGACCAGGATATCTTTATTGATCCTGTGGATAACCCGTTTACAGTTTATTGGGATCCAAACAGTATTGCGCCTGATGGCTCGGACGCTGAAAAGTGCCTGATAACTACAATGATGCCCAAAGAGGTGTTCCGCGCACAATACCCTGATTGTGATGATGGAACCAGCTTTACGCCTCGCGGCACAGGCGATAGCCAATCCGAGTGGATTACCAAAGAAGATATACGATTAGCCGAGTATTTCTACACGGTGCGGGAAAAAGCCAAGCTCTATCATTTGTCGGATGGCACGATGAAATTTGCTGATGGCAAAGACTTTTTTGAGAGAATCAGCTTAGCAGGCTTGAGCGTTATTGATGAACGTTCTAGCTATAAAAAGACCATCAAATGGCGCAAGATGACCGCCATTGAGATTATTGAAGAGCGTGATTGGCCAGGTCGTTATATACCAGTTGTCCCCGTTTATGGTCGCCACGTTGTGATTGGTAACAAACGCAAGAAATTTGGCATGATTCGCCACGCCAAAGACCCACAGCGTATGTATAACTTTTGGCAAACAAGCATCACTGAGAGCATTGCGTTAGCGCCAAAAGCTAAATGGGTGATGGCCGAGGGGCAAGATGAGGGACACGAAAACGAGTGGTCGCAGGCAAACATCAAGTCAACCGCTTATTTGAGATACAAGCAGACTGACATTGATGGCCGCCCTGCGCCACCTCCACAGCGTTTACAGCCCGAACCACCTCCCGCTGGCGTTATGGCTGCAGCTGGTGCGATTAATGAAGATTTGCAGGCAATTATGGGGATTTTTGACCCCAATCAAATGCCCACAGGTAATATCTCAGGCAAAGCGTTAAATGGCCAGCAACAACAAGTTGACCTGACAAACTTTGACTACTACGACAACTTGACACGTTCTATATCGCACACTGGCAAGATTATTCTTGACTTGATACCTAAAATTTACGACTCGCAGCGCGTAATGCGGATTATTGGGGACGATGGTAAGCCAGAGTTGATTACATTGAATGAGCGTACAGCGGTGGGCGAAGTGCTTAACAACGTGACAATTGGCGAGTATGACGTGGTGATGGAGACAGGACCAGGCTACAACAGCAAGCGCCAAGAGGCCGTAGATTCCATGATGGGAATGCTTAAGGCTGATCCAAGCCTGATGCAAACCGCAGGCGACCTAATCTTCAGAAACATGGATTTCCCTGGTGCGGAAACCATTGCAGACCGCTTGGCTACGCTTAATCCCTTGTCTAAAGTTGACGAGAAAAGCCCAATTCCCCCGCAAGTACAGATGCAATTGGCGCAAAGCCAACAGCAACTGCAGCAAATGCAACAACAAATGCAGCAGATGCAGATGGTTATCAAGCAACGTCAGGACATCGAGCAAGTCAAGCAGGATAACGAAAACAAACGGGAATTGATGCGTCAGACTGCCAAAGCGCACAACACCGAGACTTTGGCTGAAGTCAAAGTTAATGACCAAAACACCCGCGCCGTGACAAGTCAGAACAAGATTGAAATTGAAGCCATCATGGAGTTGCTTTTGCACCACATGGACACAGCTCGCTTAAATCAAGAAATTGCGAAGCGTGACAGGGAACAACTTGGCGCAATGCAGTTTGCGGCCACAGACATAACATCAGGCGCAAATCCATTGACGCAACAATAATTTTGTGGTAAAAACCACACAACCTTACCAATTGGGTCAATTGGGTTAATTCTTGAGGTAACTCATGTCGGAAAAAGAAGCAGGGTCAGTACTGACCAGCGAGAATGCAGCGGATTTTTATGCAAATAGATTAGGTTTAGCTGATCGTGAAGCTACCGAGGCGGTGGAAACTCCGACCGAGCCGATAGTGGAAGCAGAGCAGAGTAAACCTGAGGCAGAGGATGACGCTAAACCCACAGAAGAAAAGAAGCAGAACCCGAAACTTGAGAAGCGGTTTTCAGACATAACTAGGCAGCGTGAAGAAGCGCGTAAAGAAGCGCAACAAGAACGTGAGCAGAGAGTAGCGTTAGAACAACGTTTAGCGGCTTTAGAGCAGCAAAACAGACCCCCAGCGCGAAACATTGATGAAGAACCGCAACCTAGCCAGTTCCAAGATGCGTTTGAGTATGCTAAAGCTCTTGCAGAGTTTTCAACAGAAAAAGCGTTAGCGGAACGAGACAGGCGAGATGCAGAGGAAAAGGTAGCCATTGAGCGCCAAAAGGTCATACAGACTTGGGCGACAAAAGTGCAATCAGCCAAATCATCTATGCCTGATTTTGATGAGGTCGTAGCGTCTAGTGATGTTGTTGTTAATGATGACATTAGAGATGCAATTCTGGAGAGTGATGTAGGACCACAAATCCTGTACCACCTAGCTGAAAATGACGATCTTGGCAAGAGAATAGCTGGAATGTCGCCCAAAGCGGCGTTGCGAGAGATAGGGAAGTTGGAAGAACGGTTCGCCGTAAAGCCAAATGCCAAAACTGAAACTGTGGCTAAAAGTAAAGCACCAGCCCCGATCAATCCGATTCGTGGTGGGACTTCCGCAGCAGATGTACCGATGGGTTCCGATGGGGAATTTCATGGCACTTACGCACAGTGGAAAGCCCAACGCAGGACTGGCAAGATCAAGTAAACCTAATCTTTTTTGGAGAAATTTAAATGGCAAATCAACTGCTAACCATCTCCAAGATCACCAACGAAGCGTTGATGGTTTTGGAAAACGAACTGACTTTCACATCGGAAGTCGACCGCAACTATGACGACCAATTCGCTGTTGTAG